TACCTCAACTTTATCAATGCCAATACAGCTTGGGTTTATCCTAAAGATGTTGTAGATAAAATGGATCACGTTAAGGCCTCAACTATTGAGTATAGAAATGGAGTTAAAGTTGAGACAGGTTTCTTATCAGAAATCATGGCTCTTACTTTTAAAGATAATGCAGATGCCGCAAGGGGTAAAGATGCTAGAGATGTAATCTTTGAAGAGTCAGGAGCATTTGGTTCTCCTGGTCTTTTAAAGGCAGCATATAAAGCAACTGAGGACTGTGTTATGGCAGGGGACATTAAAACAGGTATGATTACTGTGTTTGGTACTTCAGGGGATATGGAAGGAGGTACTGCAGACTATTCTGAGATGCACTCTAACCCACTTAGATTTGGTATGCTACCATTCCAAAACATTTGGGATGAAGACTCTGAAGATATGAAGTGTGGTTTCTTCCACCCTATTAACTGGAATATGGAAGGGTACTATGATGCCCAAGGTAACTCAGATACAGAAGGAGCTAAACAAGTAGAGCTTGCAAACAGAAAACTTCTTTTAGATAATGGAGCTACTTCTGCTGATATTCAACAAAGAATGCAAGAAAAACCATTGGGCCCATTTGAAGCCTTTGGTATGGTTTCTACAAATAACTTCCCTGTTCTTGAACTTAAAAGACAACTTGAGATTGTCAAAGCCAAGAACTTACACATGATTATGGGTACTCCTGTCAAACTATTCTATGACTATGAGTCTAAGAAAGTTAAAGCAGAACCTATATTAGATGGCAGTGCCAATGTAATTTATAGACAAAAGCCAGACAATACTTCATTAGAAGGATGTCCTGTTATTTATGAATACCCTGCTGAAGTGCCACAAAGAAATGCCTATAAAATTGGATATGACCCTTACAGACAAGCACAAGGTACTTCCTTAGCTGCTGTTTATGTTTATAAGTCAGTAATTATTGGAGAAAGAACCAAAAGAATAATTGTAGCAGAATATGTAGGTAGACCTGGAGAAGCAGATGATGTAAACTACATTTGTAGATTATTTGCTGAACTTTACAATACTACTATTATGCATGAAAATGAGGTGACCCATGTCAAGGATTACTTCAGAAGAAGAAAACAATTACATTACCTAGCTTATCAACCTGATGAAGTTATTAAGAAGAATGTGAAGAATTCTAAAGTAAATAGACTTTATGGATGCCACATGAATGATCAACTTAAAGATGCAGGTGAAAAATACATTAAGTCTTGGTTACTTGATGTACAAGACTATGATGAAGAAGGGTTTCCAATAAGGTCTCTAGACCAAATCTATTCTATAGGACTCTTAGAAGAATTAATTGGCTACAATAGAAAAGGTAACTTTGATAGGGTCATGGCACTTATGCAAGTAATGTTCCAAGACCAAGAAGATTTACATGGTAAAGAGTATGAACCTAAATCTAATGGAAACAGAAAAGCAAAACAGCTATTAGCTATGATGGACACTATGTATGTTAAAAATAATACTAGGAACTTGACACAGAGATTAAATTAATTAGTACTTTTGTAAATACTTATTTTTAAGAAAAATGAATCAACCTGTTACCCAACCTAAATCTTATTCTACTGAAAGACTCAGTAGAAAAGAAAAAGAAGATCAAAACTTTCTGTGGTACAGAGAGAAGATTGACATGTATGATACTAAAGCTAACTTCTTATCTATAGGATATGGAGGGGTTAATGAGTATAAAAGAATGAGGGTTAATTATGACCTATTCAATAACATTGTTGATTTATCTGATTTTGCTTATGTAGCAACTCCTTATGGTTCAGAGATGGGGGAACTTCCTGCTCAAATGGTTAACAGAGATATTTGCTCTTACAGAGTAAAAGCTTTGATTGGGATGGAAATGAAAAGACCTTTTGGGTATAGAATTATTGCTACTAACAAAGAAGCATCTAATAGAAAAGTAGAAGAAGAAACTAATAGAATCAGAGATTTTGTTATAGAGTCTATAATGGCTCCTATTAAACAAGAAACTGAAGCTAAGTATCAAGCTGAGATGAAAGGCAGAGAACTTACTGAACAAGAGATGCAAGAGATACAGCAACAAATTGAAGCTGAAATTGAAGCTAAAACTCCAGATAAAGTTAGGGCCTATATGAAAAGAGATCACAGAGACCCTGCTGAAGTACAAGGACAACAGTTATTAAATGCTCTTATTAAAAAACTTGATGTAAGAAAGAAATTTAATAATGGTTGGAAACATGGTTTAATCTCAGCTTATGAGGTATATTGGTTAGGAATAGTCAATGGAGAACCAGCAATGAAAGTTGTAAACCCTGTTAGATTTTCTTGTGATAAAGCTTCAGACCTTGATTACATTGAACAAGGAGAATGGGCAGCAGCAGAATATAGAATGCATCCTTCTCAGATAGTTCAAACCTTTGACTTAGATGATAAAGAAATAGATACTCTTTGGAAAAACTACAATCATCACATTACTCAAAGAGTACATGATAATCTATTTAACTTTGATGAGTATTTAACTTATGAAGATAAAAACTCAATCAGAGTTTTACATTGTGTATTTAAAGGCCTTAGAAAAATAGGTTGGTTAGATTACATTGATGAAGATGGAGTTCTTCAAACTAAGTTTATGGTAGATGAGTCTTATAAACTTGACAAAGCTATGGGTGATGTTAAAATCACCTGGGAATGGATTCCTGAAGTATATGAAGGGTATAAAATAGGTATGCATATCTATAAAGAAATGAGACCTGTTCCAGGTCAATTTAAAGACCCAGACAACATCTACAAATGCACTTTACCTTATTATGGTGCTATCTATGATAACACTAACTCTCAACCTACATCTGTAATGGATAGAATGAAAGTTTATCAGTACTATTACAACATAGTAATGTATAGACTTGAGTTACTTCTTGCTTCAGATAAAGGTAAAAAAATCTTAATGAACATCAATGCTATTCCTACTGACTCCGGGATAGACCTTAAGAAATGGCAGTACTTCTTTGAAAGTACTCCTTTTATGTGGTACAATCCTGATGAAGAAGGAATGAACCAAAGTGATGTTAATACTATTGCTAAAACACTAGACCTTTCATTGGCTTCTGACATTCAGAAGTATATCCAACTTGCTGATTACCTTGAACAAAAATGTGGTAAGTCAGTAGGTATTACTGACCCTGTTTTAGGGCAGACTTCTGTGTCTGAAAGAGTTGCTAATAACCAACAAAACCTTGTACAAACTTCACACATGCTGGAGCCATACTTTGACTTACATAACTGTATTAAAAGAAATGTACTTCAAGGTTTAATTGATCTAGCTAAAGTTGCTTACTCTACTTCTGATAAGAAATTCATTAATTACATTCTTGATGATATGTCACAAGAAATGTTGCAGATGGATGTTAACCTTTTAAATGAAAGTACTTTAGGGTTATTTATGGAAGACTCTTCTATGTCAGAAGAAATTAAACAAACTATTCAACAACTTGCCCATGCTGCAATGCAGAACCAAAAGATAGAACTTTCTGATGTTCTTAAAGTCATTAAACAAGATTCTATACAAGAAGCTGAAGAAGCATTACTTGTGTCTGAAGAACTTAGATCTAAAAGAGAACAAGAAAATGCTCAAGCTCAAACTAAAGCTAAAGCAGAGTCTGAACAAAAACAAAGAGATTGGGAGAAAGAAAAGATGTCTATTGAACATTCTAATAACATGGAAGAGATTGAAGCTAAAGGAAACAAAGACATTCAAAAACAAGCTATGCTCTCTATGGGATTTGATCCTAATAAAGATGTAGATGATGATGGAATTCCTGATGTACTTGAAGTAGCTAGAAATGGAGTAGATGCTGAAATTCAAAGGTCAAAAGAAATAAGAGAAAATAGAAAACTAGATTTTCAAATCTCTGATGCCAAAGAAAAAAATAAATTAAAAGAGAAAGAATTAGCTCAAAAAGGAGCAAATTCAAAATAAAAGCTATTACATTTTAAATGAGAAGAGTTCATTTTTGAAATGTAATTTATTAAATAATTAAACTTAAATTTGTCACAGTTATGAGTGGAACAGAGAAAACCATTGATCAATTTGGAGGTTGGGAAGAAGCATCTCAACAACATGATTTCTTCGGAGAAACTAATTTAAAAGAGGATGTTATAACTTCAGTTACTACTGATGATATAGAAGATCCTGCTAAAGTAGAAGCTGCTAAAGAAAAAGCAACCAAAGAAAAAGAAGAGCAAGAGTTAATTGAAAAACAATTTGAAACTTTTGCACCAACTTCAAAAGTATCTTCAGAAGAAGATGATGATGAAGATGAAGGAGGACAAGGTAATGCAAGTGTAGAACCTGTAGCAGGAACTCCAAAAGCTACTTTATCTTTTTTAAAAGAAAGAGGTTTAGTAGAATATGAAGAAGACCCTGAAAAACCTTTATCAGATGAAGATGCTGAAAATCTAATAGAAGATTCTTGGGAAGCAGCTTTAGAAAAAGAAGTTGAAGCTACTATTAAAGAATTACCTGATGAGTTAAAACAACTTATTAAGTTTGCTTCTAAAGGTGGAGATGTAGGACAGTTACTAGGTAAGATGGTACAACATGCCACTTCAGGTATCAATAAAAATAGTGACATAGAAAATGAAGATGTTCAAGTTCTTGCTGTCACTATGGATTTAAGAAATCAAGGTCATGACCAAGAGTATATAGATGCTCAAATTGAATTCTTAAAAGAAAAAGACAAACTTGAAGGAATAGCTAAAAAATCTTTTGATAAGATTGTAGCAGAACAGGAAGCTGAAACTGCAGGTCAAGTTGAAAGACAAAAGCAAATTCTAGAAAATAAAAAGAAAGCTGCTAGAGAGTATAAGACTAACATCACTACTCACATTAACAGCTTAGAAGATGCAGGTGGATTGCCAATCTCTAAACAAGACAAAACAATTCTTCCTACTTATATCTCAGAGCCAACTGTAGAATTACAAGATGGTAGATTTGTAAGTGAAATGCAAGCTGACCTATTTAAGGTTATGGCAGATAAAGACAAGATTGTTCTTTTAGCTAAACTCTTAAAATCAGATTTTGACTTTAGTGCTATTGAAAGAAAGAAACAAACAGCAGCTTCAAGAGGAATCAGAGATGAAATCCAAAGAGCTGATAAGACACAAACTATAACAAGTTCATCCAGTGGAGGTCACAAACCACAGAAGAAAGCAGTCTGGGACATGATAGACTAAATATTTAAAAACAATTATTAACTTTAAACTAAATTGAAATGGCTACATTAGGAAGTAGACTTCTTGTAAAAGAGATGGAGTGGAATGCCAACATGACTGAGCAATCCCATTTGGGAGCAGCTTTGATTGCTAAACCACACCGTATCTTAGGAGAAATGGACAAACTTTTCTCTGCTCAGAACTATTACTCTGACAACCCAATGTCTTCATTGTTGATGGGTAACTCCAAGACTGAAGAAACTATTGGTAACACAGAATGGGAATGGGAATTGAAAGGTGCCAACACTAGACCTCTAGTTGTTGTAGAAAATGTTGAAGCTCAGGGTAACAATACTCCAGGGAAATTCAAAAAAACATTTAAAATTAAACTTGATGAGAACTGGTATTTACCAGGGGATGTTATCATGCCGGGTACTTCTAACAAGAAATACCAAGTAAGAATCCAAAATCAAGGTGTGAAACATGGAGATGGAACAGTTTATACTGTTAGAATGAACTCAGATGACCCACAAGCATTTATGCCTGTTAAGTATTTGAATCCAGGACAACAATGGGGTAAACTATTCTCTCAATATGAAGAAGCTGCAGAACAATCAGGTTCTACTGTATTCAGCTTACCTATTGCTTTCCGTAATAGAATGTCTAAGTACAGAAAAGAGTACAGAATTACTGACTATGCTTCAACTGAAGTATTAGCAGTAGCTATTCCTGATTCTAAAGGTGCTTATCATAACTCATGGATGAGATATGCTGAGGTTGAATATTGGCAACAATGGTATAGAGAAGTAGAAAGAGGATATTGGTATTCAAGATCTGCTGATACTGTATTAGGTGCTAATGGTAGACCAGTAAGAATGGGTCCTGGTATTCAAGAGCAATTAGAAGATTCTCATATTCACAGATATTCTCACTTGACTGCTAAGTTAATTGAAGAGTACTTACAAGATATTTTCTATTCAAGAGTTAAACCAGGTCAAGGCCGTCAAGTAAAAGGTTTCACAGGAGAGTATGGTATGTTACAATTCCACAGAGCTATCCAAGATTGGCAAAACAAATCAGGGTTTATTAAAAACATTGAAGTTTACACTAATAAAGTGACTAACTCAGTGCACACTAATTCCCTTGAAGCAGGTTACCAATTTGTGAAATACAACATGGCAAATGGTGCATCTCTTGAGTTAATCCACAATCCTCTTTATGATGATAGAGAGATTAACTTTGAAATTGATGAGGTTACAGGATTCCCTATTGAGTCACAAAGAATTACATTCTTAGACTTCTCAGGAGAAGCTAAAAATAGCAACATCAAAATCATGTGCAAGAAAGATGGTTTTGCATTTACTTATGTTGAAGGTATGTATGGCCCTTATGGTCCTAAAAATGGAGGTAGCTCTGCTCACTCTGGTTCATACTATGAAATGCATGTTGAGAAGTCTTGTGGTATTCATATCCATGACATCACTAAATGTGGAGAGTTAATCTTATCTCGTAACTAAGATTTATATAAAACTACTAACAAGCTCCTGTAACAGGGAGCTTTTGGTGGTAAAAGAAATAACTAAATTTTTATTATTATGGCAAAAAAAGTAAAAGATGATGGTAAGATGAAGGGGTCTCCTAATCTTCCAAGCAAACCTACTGTTGTTAGACCTGATTTTAAGGTCCCTAAACAAACTTCAGAAGATGCAAAAGCTTATGCTGGTATTTTAAAAAGTGGAGTATCTAAAAAATAAGCAGTAATTAACAAGTTCATTAATTTAAAGAGAAAAAATTATGGGAGTTAAAGTTGAAGTAAGACCTATTGAGTCAAAAAGATGGCACAACAAAACAGGTCAAGAGTCTTTTACAAGACCAAAAAAAATTCAAGCATTAGTAGATGGTAATACTATGAGGTATGCCACAGGGTTAACTGCAGAAGACATTAAAGAGTTAACTAAAAAAGGGACTAAGTATGATCTATCAGATCAGTACAATTCAGATGCCCCACACCCATTTTGGGATTCTAACATGGCAGTAGTTAAGTTAGAAAACAACACAATGTTCTTTGATACAGACAATGCCATTGACTTTATCAAAATTAGAATTATGAAAGCTAGTAAGTATGTGGCTAATTCTATGGCAGAGTATGAGCAAGGTGTATGGCCAGAAGCTACTCATGTTATTTATGATGAAGCAGAACAAGCTCAAGTATTGGCAAGTAAAGTAGAGCAAAAGAATACTGCTATCATTGAAGCTTCTAAATTAAGTTTAGAAAGAAAAATTCAACTTATTTTAGTATTAGGTGGTAAGAATATGAAGAACCAATCTGCAGATTTTGTTGCTGTAGAATTAGATAAGATTATTCAAAAAGATGCCGGAGAATTTTTAAGATACTTGAATTTAGATAAGAAACAATTAGCATCACATGCTCTTGTTTTAGAAGCATTACAAAAATCAGTATTGAGAAAAGAAGGACAAAGAATTTATCACATGGATTCTCCTTTAGGTATTGATGAAATAGAGGTAGCTGAGTACCTTTCTAAGGAAGAAAATCAGGATATTAAATTGATGATATTGTCTAAGATTAATAACTAAGAGCTATGACCACTAGGGAAATGCACTATGACTTCAAAAGGAAGTTTAATAAAATAGATAGTCAGAAGAACAGAAACTTATTAGTACCTGAAATTGATTGGTTACTAAATGAGGCTGCTGAACTGTTTGTTAAAAAAGTGTCAAATCCTAAAACTGAAAATGGTCTTGGTTTTGAATCTAGTCAGAGAATCATTGATGACATTAAGAGTATTGTTATTCCTGGGACTTGGACTCCTGTGGTAAATAATATAATCTCTTTGCCTACAAATTACTTGTACTTTGTAAGATGTAGAGTAAGATTATCAAAAAAGAATTGCAAATCTCAAGAAGCTGTACTATACATTAGAGAGCACAGAGATTTGTTTGAAGAAAGTGCATTTTATAATGCCTCATTTGAATGGAGAGAAGTCAATGGTGTTTATACAACCCAAGGTATTCAATCTTTTACAGATGGGACTTTTACAATAGATGAAGCTAAACTATCATATATCAGAACATGGCCTTACTTTCATAATGCACAAGACTTCAGTGGAGGATCTTATGCAAACTTAAGTGGGGTTATCTTGACAGGTACAGTGCAATGTGACCTCCCAGCTCATGTACACAGAGAGATAGTTGATATAGCAGTGATGCTTGCAGCAAGTGAAGTTCCAACTTCAGACTTTCAGCTTAAGGCAGGAAAGTTAGGTTTTAATCAGATTGTTTAATTAAATAACTAGAAATTATGAGTAATCGTAACAATGATGTTTTTAGAGTGTTACCAGTTACAGACTGTGACCTCTTACCAGCAGGAGATGCTATAGAAGATTTGAACATTGGTCAATTAGGTGCATTTGATGCAGCTACTAACTTGGCTATTGATGCAACTACTTCTCCAATGCCAAAAGAAATTTTCTTTGCTTTGGCTTATCAAACTGATGCTGGGAATACTGACTACAGATTTTCTGCAGGTCAAGTAATCCAAAGACAAGGTGTAGTAGGTTTTACTGAAAAACTTTGTTCTCAAGGATCTCCAATGAAAGTTACTGTAGGTAACTTCAAAGCTGAGTGTGATACTGAGTATGGAGTAAGAGTAGAATTCCGTAATGCAAAAATCAACAGAATTCAAGGGTATAACCAATTTAGCAAAGCTTACATGGTTAAGACTCCTTGTTGTGATGATTGTGCTGAAGGATGTGGTAGTTTAGATGCTAATGTATTGACTCAGCTATTTATAGCTAATATCAATGCTGATGAAGCAGGTTTAGTAACAGCTCAAGCTGTTGCAAGACAACCTTTGACTACTGCTACTCATGGTACTTCTGTGAACTATGCTACAGGTGCTGTAATGACTGCTGCAGATGTTGCACAATTAATTGTGTTCAACTCTACTGCTGTTCCTGCTGCTTTAGTGTTTGCTGATTTCCAATTAGTAAGCCAACCATTAAGTATTGGTTCTTTCTGCCAAGTTAACTTACACTACTACAAATTATTAGAAACAGTTTTAATTGTTTCTTTAATTGAAGGTTTTGGATGTTCAGGTGCAACTACTGTTAATACTTACCCTACTTATGCAGAAGGTACAGGAATTAACATTCAGCAAAAAGAATACCATGCTTCAGGATGGGCAGGTTCAGGACCTTACAAATTGTCTCAAGTAACCGGTACTGCTTATGGCAATATTGTTTACTTAGCTGACAAGAACACTAATTATGACCAAGTTATCTTGGAATATAACCAAACTTCTGAGTCAGGATGGCAAGAGTATAGTAATCCACTAAGTACAGTTTTTGCATTCCCATGTGATGATTGTGAGTTAGATGAGACTATCACAGACTTATTGAGAGCCTTTATCACTAACACTCCTTTAAGTGAAGCGGTAGCACCTTAATTTAAGGAAAGGCTATTAGATAAAAACATCTCTATTTTTATAGAGATGTTTTTTATTTTTTTGTATATTTGAACCTGATAAATCTATTTACTATGGCACTGAATTACACATACATAAAGTATAAAGATGTCCATACTCTCCAAAATAATGAGGGTATAGATATGGATTATGAGATAATAAAAATTTCTTGTAATGCTTCTACTGTCTTAAGTACAGGGACTATGGTGCCAGGACAAACTATAACTTTAAATTTTGCTACAGATGGTAACTATACTATCAGTCTTTCTACAGCAAATGATGAAGATTCTTTTAGCATTAAGTATTTTCAGAACTTACTTAAGTCTTTTATAACAGATGCTGAAAGAGTATTATGTGGTTGTGCTAAATGTGATGACTGTGCAGAGTGCAATGAGTGCCAAGATTACTTAGGGGCATTTATGAAGTCTTTTGCATTTAACTCTGTTAATGTTCCTCTTTATCAAGCTTATGTAGACTTAATTGCTCAGAGTGTAGTATGTGATTTTACTGATGAAGTAATTTGCAGTTTAATACATGAAAAAGTATTTGGTTCTTCTTCAGTGAAAGAGCCTATGTTAAAAATACTGAGTTATTACTATGCAGCTTTCTATTACAAAGATTACTATATGGCTGTAGATACTGAAGAAGAAAACTACATTACAACTAAGTACAAGTTTAATAAGATAGCTAAATGTATTAAAAAATTAGGAGTAGATCCTGCAGAGATTATTGAGATATTTGAGAATGGAAGTATGGTATATTACTGGCAGTTAAACAATACACAAGATGACATTACAGATGTTATTCCTTTGCTTTCTCCAAATTATATTAGTGCAAAACCAAGTCTACTTCTTGAAACTTTTGAACAAGGGTATATTGTAAATTACTCTCAAGTAGGAAGAATTTGTTTTGCAATTATGCCAACTCAAATACAAAACTTTACTATTGAAGACAGCTTAAATAATGACATCACAAATGACTTTGATGTTCATTATGAAAGTGGTATGAGTTTAGCTCTGTTTGTATCTAAACTAGTGTACAGTTATAGTAATATTTACTTTAAATTTAAAAAAGGAATATAATGAGTAACTTTAATAATATTCCCACAGGGTTACTAGTACCTGCTCAAGTTCCTTTAGATGCTAAAAGGGTTGTATTAAACAATGCCATACTTCAAAATTTGGGGCCCGGTAATAATTTAGCTTTTACTTATGAAGATGGGTTAGTTGTTTTTTCTGTAGCTACTAGAGAAAGTTGGGAGTGGAGACCAGTAAGACCTGTAGAACCTGGAATTGCTTTATTACCAACAGCTTTTGTATACCCTAATAATTTTATTGTTGCAGGAATAGACTACTCTTTAAAAGCTTATAACTTCTTCCGTAAAACAGAATCTCTACCTTTAGCTAACTTAGGTACAGGTAAAAAAGTGTATAAAGGAATCAATGTTGTAAATGAAAGACATGAGTTTTATACTTTAGAGACTGATGGAAAACTTACTCTCTCTTATCCTCAATCAGGAGGAGTAGAAACAGGAGTATTGTTATTTACTTTCCCTGGTTTTAGAAATCTTTCTCAAGTAGGGACTCCAATTTATAAAGGGTATGATGCAAGTGCTAATGAGTTTCAATTTTATACTATAGATTCTGCAGATATAAAAATAGAAACTAATCAAACTACAGGAGTAATTAGTCTTTCTTTACCTGAGAGTTCTTCTGTACCTAGTATCTATGTAAATCAAGATTATGTACCTACTTATGATGATTGGTTAAAAGCTAATAGAGCAGCAAATGGAGGAACTCCTGTTGCTGGTTATCAATATAAAGGAGAAGGAACTTTAGCTAAACCTTTTACTAACACAGTTAGTTACACTTTAAATTCTCCTACACCTACTCCTGTTACAACAACTATAAAGACTTCTATTCAAAATGGGATAGATTATTATGTTGGACCTAGTCCTACTTATAATAGACTTAATCCTCAAAGATGGGGACAAAAAATACAAATTCTTTCTGCTATTAATGCTTATGAGTATGATGGAGATTTTAGTTACACTAACATAAATGTAGAAATATATGGTTATGTAATATCTAATACTACAGGTAAGTTAATAGATATGGATAATCCAAATCACTTTGTAAATCCTGCTACTCCTACTTTTTTTTCTCAAGCAAAAATTTATATAGAAGAAGATGCTCAATTAGAAATAAAAGGACTTGGGTTTTGGAATAGTGGTTATGATATACCTGTATCAAATTATACTTTTGCTAAGACTCTTTACTTGTATGGTAAAGGAAGGATAGTATCTATTCAAGATGACATTACTAAATACATTATTAATTCTGGAATAAATCCTTCTTTACCTATACCTCCTACTGATACTTATAACAATGCTGGGTTTTTAACTTTTGAAATAACTTGTCAAATAACTAGTGGAGGAGCCAATGGAGGACAAGGAATAGTTCAAAATGGAGGATTAAGTAAAGTAGAATTTAGAGAAGGAGCTGTTATTAGTAGTGGAACCTTAGTTACTCCTACTAATGCAGCTTTAGAAGCCATTAAAATAACAGGTGGATGGATTAGAATATTTGATTCTATTATTTCTTTACAAGGAACTAATAATGGTGCTTTAGATAGAGAAAGAGGAATTACATTAAATAAATCTGGTAATATAGATTCTCAACAAGGGCCTCAACTTTATATAGTTAGTAGTAGTTTAAGAGGTCATGCTAAAAGATGGTTTGATAGAAAAGGAAATTGTGGAATTGTAATAATTTCAAATTGTAGTACTATATATTTTTCAGGAGGAGACTTAGTTACTTCTACTGGAAATCTTAATGTTTGGGGGCCAACTACTGCTGAAGGATATGTTTCTTTAAAGAATAACACTTTTGATTATATTACTCTTGATACAGAGAAGATTGATCTTACTGTTGGAGGTTCTCAATCTGTTTCTAACATTATAGGACAAAACATAGTTCAATCTTTAAAAACTTTTTATACAGTACAAGATGCTATTAATGCAGGAGTAACTAAAGGAAGTTTATATTTAAAAAGATATGCTATTAAAGACTTTACTGCTACTAGACTTGCACAACTTAAAATAGGAGATGTACTTAAAATAGGAATACAAGGAGTAGGACCAACACTTCAAGATTTTTCTACTATAGGAGCTCCTAATAATTTAGAAGGGACTGTCTTTGATTATAATGGTGTAGCTCTTACTTTTACAAGTAATGTAGCAGAGTTATGGTATGAACAAATTACAGTAATGACTTAATATTAAAACAATATAAAACATAAAGATATGGCAGGTTTAGAAGAAAGACTAAGTAAATTAGAAAGTATACTTCACAGAGTATTGTGTTGTGATACTAATATATTTACAGGACCTCAAGGACCACAAGGACCACAAGGTCCCCCTTGTGAACCATGTCCTCCTGGACCCCCTGGTCCTCCAGGACCTCCTGGGCCATCAGGTTTAAATTGGGAAGGAGAATGGGTTCCTTGTGTAGTTTATTCTCAAAATGATGCAGTAGGTTATAATGGTGCTTCTTATTTTGTTATTTGTGAGACTAGTGATTCAGCTCCTTGTTATACTTATGCAGTAACAGGAACAGGACTTTATACAGGAACAAATTGTGATGGAACTCCTTTTACTATTAGTGGAACAAGCTCTCCTCAATATATTTGTAGTTTATTTGAAATACCTTCTACTGTTGGAGGATTAAATTTTGAACTTACTGATTTACCTCCAGCACCTATTGAAATTACATGTCCTTGTGTTAGAATTGAGTATATAAGTGCCGGAACTTATGGAGGCACTTATCTTGATTGTGATAATGAGATACAAACTTGGAACATCACTGAGGCAGGGAATTCATATACAGATATTTGTACTTTAGATCTTAATAGTATAATTACAAGTATAGGTGTAGATGATCCTGATTTTATTATAGTAAATGGTGAATGTGGTGATGGTTGTATTGCACCAACACCAAGTAATATGTGTTTCTTTATGGGAGGAGAAACTCCAGGAGGTAATTATTTTTGTAGTATTGAACCTGAAACAGGTTTAGTAAATGGAAAACCTTATTATAAATTATTTTTTCCAGACTGTACAACTCCATTTGCACCTGATAGTGAACCTGTATATGTATGGTTCTCTACATCAGGTGATTATGTAAATAAATGGGTTGTCTCTGAATTAAACAATGCAACAATAGGTAATGTATACTCATATATTCCTTCAGTTATCCAAGAGTATTTTCCTATAGGTGCTTGGCAAAATATTTTAGGAGATCAGTTTTTTGTATATGATTCTTCAACAGGAGATTGTTCAGAGACTATATGCTTTTCTATTTTTCAAGAATCTGAAGGGGATGAAAGTCCTCTTTTAGAGCAAATAGAATTACCAATATCAGGAAATGCTCCTTTTCAAAATGGTAGACCTGTTTATAATATTGAAGGACTTTCTCCTGGTACTGTATATTGGGAGAGTGGTCAATGGATTTATGCTTCTCAAGCTCTTCCTTCTATATTACAACCATTAAATAATGTTAATTACTATCCTATTGGTAATTATTCTGAATGGGGTGATGCAACTCTAACAGGTTTAATGTATTCAAGTACATTAGGAGGTTGTCTTCCACCTGATACTTGTTTTACTTTTGGATTTGAAAGTCTAGGAGGACCTTCTGAATGTACTACACAAAGTTTAGGGTTTTATGCAAATAAACCTTATTATGAATTGTTACTTGATGATTGTATAACATCTCTTGGGTTATTTATTTGGTGGAATGATTCATTAAATCAATGGAACATGACACCTGCTGTAGGAGATGATTCTTTTATAAGAATGTATAATGATTACCCGGGATTTACCCCAGAAAGTAGTTTTGCATATCCTTGGGTTTATGTAAGTGGACCAATCCTAGAACTTAATTCAACACTAGGACCATGTTTTTATCCTACTGAATGTCCTAGTACAGCATGTGCTCCTCCTGATATTAATCCTTGTTTTGCTTTACTTGCTAATCAAGGTGCTATAGGTCCACAAGGTCCTCCTGGAGTTGCAGGATTAAATGGTAATGATGGTTCTAATTCAGGAAGATGGAAATGGCATAGTGCTCAACCTGGTTTAGCAAATCCAGGTTCAACTTGGTTTAGAACAAGTAGTGTAAATTTTAATGCTCTTGATAGAATTTATGTAAGTTTTAATGATATTAATAATACAGATTATGAAGATTGGTGGGTATTATTAAACAATCTTTACACAGATTATAATCCATTAATTTTTATTCAAATAACTGAGGTGGGTTCTAATAATATTATTGGTATATACCAAGTAGATACTCAATTTCCTCTTCCTTTTGTTTTTTTTCCTGGTGCTTATGTAGCTATAAATTTAGAACCTATCTATGTAGCTAATGGAGTTTTTACTGCAAATAAAGACTACACTATTTCATGGTCTACACATGGAGGAACAGGTGGAAATGCTGCTTCTAAAACAGTAGGTAATATAATGGCTATCAATATGCCAGGTCAAGAACTTACTTATGATTTTAATATAGTTACATCAAGTAGTAAAACAGCTTGTGTTTATCTTCCTGATACAACTCAAGTAGGAAAAGAAGTAGTTGTGTTTTCTACAAAGACTGGAAATGTAGGGTTCTATGTTCAATCTAATTCTGAAATTACAATAGACCCTAGTCTTGCCCTTCCTGTATCTACAGGATTTTTAACCACTCATGGTATAGAAGAAGGGGATAGTAATTATTTTGTTTACCCTTCTGGAAACTATAAATTTACTTTCTTAGGTAATACTGCTGCAGGAGGTAAAGCTTTTTGGAATATGGAAGCACTACCTAATACTTATTTTACATTGACTCCTGGAGATAATCTTGAAGATTCTTCTACAGAATTATTTGCTCAGTATTATACAGCTTCTACTGTTCCATTAAATAGTACTTCTTTGTATACACTTTTTCCTGACTTATTACCTGGAGAACAAGTTTTTGCACCTTATCAACCTGGAGGGCCTAAGATATTTATTAAGACTCCTTTTAGTTGGTACTCAACAAATTTAACTATTGTAACATAATGGCACTACTAGACTTAGAAAAAATTAAAAAAGACATCAACATACTATTTGGATATGTTAGATGTCTTATGGCTAAATCAGATGAGAATTGTCCTTTAGTGGCTACAGAGTGGTCAGCAAATCACATTAATGCTACAGGTAATCCTTATATTGCAGGTACTTATGTATTTTACAATGGTCATGTATACAAATGTCTTTTTAATAATGAAGGCATATTACCTACTAATACAACTTATTGGTTAGACTTAGGAGAAGGACACTTACTTGCTGAAGAACAAAGTGATTGGAATGCTACAGGAGGAAGAAGATTTATCCGTAATAAACCTACTAACACTTCTGACTTTATTAATGATGGAGAAGATGGTAGTAGTCCTTATGTGACTCAAGATGAGTTAAATAATTCATTAGTTATTCAGAATCTTGATGAGGTATTAGCAGAAGGAGATCAAGCACCTACAAGAGGAGCTTACATAGAAGAAATAGGCTTTTGGGATAATTTTTCTGCTCCTTTTGGTTATGCTAAAATTTATGCTGATAAAAGTAGAGTGTGGTTTAGGAGTAAACTTGGAAACAGTATGCTTTGGATAGCAGAAGGCAGTTTTGCTTTAGTTAAAAGTCCTTTTACTTTTACATTTAATACTCAAAATTTAACAAATAACAGAACTGCTACATTTAAAAATGAATCTGGAGTAGTAGCTTATATGAATGATATTCCTGGTCAGTATACTTTAGTAGAACATGCAGATAATGCAGCAGCTATTACAGCAGGATTACCTGTAGGTAGATTATATAGAACAGGAGATATAGTTAAAGTAGTTCATTAATTAAATACATATAACAATGGCAAGTAAAGTTAACACAACATCATTTGAACCAAGTCCTAAAGTATCAAGACCTGGTGTTCATGCTAAGAGCAAAACCTCTTCTTTAAAAAGTTCTAAGAACTACAAAAAAGCTTACAGAGGTCAAGGAAAATAATTATATTTGTAACTCAAAGTTCAGGCTATGAGAACTCTTTTATACCCTTTAATTGTATTAAAATTTTGTGCTATGGAATGGCTATCTCTTTACATTAAGTATTTTACTAAACTAGGAATTAGTTTAAAAACAATGTCTTCAAGTCCTGCTACAGGAGTAACTGCAGGAACAGTAATTGCTGCTTCTGCTATGACAAATACTGAGAAAGCTATTTATCTTTTAATTGGATTTTATGTATTAGATTTTATAACAGGTATTCTTGCTTCTTGGAAAGAGAAACAAGAAGCTGAAAAGAAAGATCCAAAGCTTAAAGAAAAGAGTTTAATATCTTCAGAAAAATTAAAACTATCCGGAATAAAAGCTTTTACTTATGCTAGTGCAATACTTGCAGTATGGGGAGTAGAGAAAGTGTTTATCATTAAGAGTTTTAAGTTTGATAGTTTCAGTGATCAAGATATGACTATTACTTTAGTCTTTATTGGATTCTGTTGTTCTGTAGAGTTTTACTCTATCTTTTTTGAGAATTTTAAAAGAGCAGGGTTTGATATTAGAAAGAAGTTTTTTGCAGTCACAGGAGAAGTGAAAAAGATAATTAACAAGATTACAACATAATACATATTTTAGTATCTTTGTGAAATGGAATTATTAACAAAGATACAGACTCCTTTTAGTAACCTGACTTTTGAAGAGAAAAGACATAAGTATTATGTTGAAGGTCAGCCTATAAACAAATCAGTCTCTGCTTTAATAGGAGAGTTTTATGAGCACTTTGATGCTCAACAAGTTGCCCCACACTCTGCTGCCAAGTTGGGATTAACTACAGAAGAAGTTCTTGCACATTGGGCAGCTATTAATCAAGAGGCTAGAGATAGAGGACACAGAGTGCACAACTTTGGAGAAGTCTATCAGTTTAATAGAAACTTGAAACCTTCCTGTCCACAGGAAGAAGCTATTGTAAAGTTCTGGCAAGATGTTCCAGAACACATACTTCCACTAGCTGCTGAACTTAGGATGTATCACTTCAAACATCTATTTGCAGGTACAGCAGATATTATTCTTTTTGATACTAAAACACAAACATATATAATTGCTGATTACAAGACTAACAAAGACTTGTTTAAGAATTACATGGGTAAAACTATGATAGGTCCTTTTAGTCATTTATTGGATATGCCTTTAAATCATTATGTAATTCAGCTTTCTTATTATCAACTTCTTCTTGAACAAGTAGGAGTTAAGGTAAGTAAAAGAGTTATTATATGGCTTGGTTTAGATGGTAACTATCAGTTATTTGATACTGAAGATGTTACAGATATTTTAAAAATAACCTTAAACAGTTAGTTATGAAACATTTAGAATTACACAGATTTAAAAAAGCCATAGGTGCAGTTACCTTTGGTCTTTTCTTTCCTAATGAAAATAAAAGATTAGATCAAAAACATGGTATTGGAAAACAACCTGACTTAGTTTTAGTATCTTTTCCTGAAGGAAAACAAACTAAAACTGTAAATGCTGTTAAAAAACTTACAGGTTGGACTGTAAAAAAAGCTACTGCTTTTGTTAAAGAAGGAGATTATCCTAAAGTAGTTACTTATAATGTAAATCCAAAAGGACTTGCAGAAGGAGAGACAGAAGAAGAAGGAGGAAATCAATATACTATTGAAAATATTGTTTTAGAGTTAAAAAATCAAGAGAACATTATTTTTGAAATCTATTAATTATGTTTATAAAAGAAGTCATAGAAAGAATCCAATCTCTTTATTCTAGAGGGGTATCTAGTGATGAGTCTAGGTTATCTGACAGACATGTCTATAACAAAATCTTGTCAGTTAGGATGCAACTTATATCTCAGCAACTTAAAAAGAAGCAGAGAATAAGTGATTGGAACTATTCTATATTACCTTGTGTTGAACTAATTAAAGTTCCTAATCATGAATGCCCTTGTCTTGGAGATTTGGGTTGTGATGTTTATAGAACTAAATTTAAGATACCAAGAGTATTGACAGATTCTAATAGACATTACATAGAGTTTGTAATGTCTGTTGAAAGTGGATTAAGAATAGAAGAAGTATCAAGACAAGGTGTACTTTATTTAAGAGGTAATAAATACACTGGGTTTAAACCTAAGTATCTTTTTGAAAATGGGTATTTGTATTTTCCAATACAGAAATCTCCAGGTGTAGTTAAGATTAAACTTCTTGCTGAAGATCCTCTAGAAGCTATGCACTATCCTTCTATTTGTGATGATTGTCAAAATTGTACAGATTGTATTCCTGCACCTGATCATGAATTTGCTATAGATGGAGATTTAATTGAGCCACTAATTGATATATGTGTTGCAGAAATTATTGGTGTATTTGCAGGAAGAGGAGAAGATACTGCTAATAACTCAAGAGATATACAAAGACCTGAAGGTAGATAATGCAAAAAACTGATTTAAACATAAGAAGCTCTTATAAGAGATACTCTGAAGAAATGAGGACTCCTGTTGAAGAGAAAGAGTTTATTACAATAGCAAATGGCTACATGGAGTTTCTAATACAGAAAGTATTAGATGGAGAAGAAGTGACAATGCCGGCTAGATTAGGAACCTTGTTTATTCAAGGTGTCAAAAAGAAGTTAAAATTTAATAGAGATGGTATTCCTTTGTTGCCTCCTAATTGGGCAAAGACCAAGGAACTTTGGGATAGAAACCCTGAAGCAAAGGCTACAAAGAAGATTGTCTACTGTTTAAATGAAGAAACTGATGGTGTAGTTTATAAGTTACACTGGTCTAAAAATAGAGTACCAATAGAGAATAAACTTTATTACAATTTTATTTTGACTAGAGCTAATAAAAGAGCTATACATCAAAAGATAAAACAAAAGAAAGAATATATAATTAAATCATAAGATTATGTCAAAATCTATTCAAGAGAGACTTAAAAGATTAGAGTATCTATACAGATGCTTATGTAATAGACCATCAGAAGAAGGCCCTCAAGGTCCCCAGGGAATCCAGGGTATACAAGGGATTCAGGGTATTCAGGGTATACAGGGTGTACAAGGGCCTAATGGAAATGATGGAACAGGAGTAACTATCCTTGGTTCTTATCCTGATTATGCAACTTTAATTGCTAATCATCCTACAGGAAATGTAGGAGATAGTTATATAACTTCTGACACAGGACATCTTTGGGTATGGAGTGCTACTTCAAATACTTGGGTAGATGTTGGTAATATAACAGGACCACAAGGCATTCAAGGAATCCAAGGTCTAGAAGGCCCACAAGGAGTGCAGGGGATTCAAGGAATCCAAGGTCCTCCTGGCACTGGAGGTGGAGGAGAGTCTTGTCCTGATCACTTTAAGTTAGCTGCAGTATCAGGAAAATTTAGTTCAGATAGTGGCAACTCTCCTTCTAATTTAAAAAAGATGTTTAGTGGAAATCAGGAATTAGGTTGGTCTTATGGAGATTATAATGATACTACACCAAATGATACATTTGGTAATTTAATTTCTCTAAAGTTCACTGACAGTTATTTTGGTATTCCTCTTCCTATAGATTTGAATGCAGGAGATACAGTAAGAATTTCTGGAATTGCATATATTATATTAGGACCAACAGACCCTGTAAATCCTAATTTTTATGTGACTGTTTCCCATTTTAATTGTTCAGATGTAAGTAGCAAAACTGACCCTACTCCTTTGTATACAATAATACCTGTTGCTAAATATGGGGTTCCTTTAGACACTTTAAAAGTTTGTTTTTCAGAATCTGTTGTTTTAAGTTCTGTATTGGCTGCAAATGAAACATTTTTTGTTGTAGGTTTAGGAATAGGTAATGATGATACTTTTGTTTCAGTTGATGTTAGATTTTCTTATTCATTAGATGTTACTCAGGTTTGTATTGGTACAGGAGAAAACTTATTTATTAGAAACTGTTGTGACCCAGCTTACTCAGAAATTATTCTTAATAATGGAACCCCTGTTGGAGGTTCTTTTGTTGATGATGATGGAAACTGTTGGACTGTAGAAGCATTAACAACAGATCCTGTAGACTCAGTTAGAACTTTAAGTAATTCTTATCAAACTTGTTCTGCATGTATTGCTAGTAATCCATGCCCTCAAAACTTTGCAATAGAATCTTGCTGTGGAGATGAAAGTCAAACATTTTCAGCAGCTTTAATTGGTGTTAATGTGGGAGATACCTTTGTTGATACAAATGGTTTTTGTTGGAGTGCAAAAGAATTAACATCTCTTCCTATTACAAATGTAGTAGATGTAGATACAGTTTATCCTGAAACAACTTGTTTAAGTGCAGAATGTCAAACAGCTAATGATTGTCCTACTATAGTAGAGATAAGATCTTGTTGTGGATCTTTAAGAGGAAATACTACATTAGAATTACTTCAAGCCGCATTACCTAGTCTTGTTTTAGGTGATACTTTTGTTGATACATTTGGAATGTGTTGGGAGATAAGAGACTCTCTTTATTCTTTCCCTGACTTATCATTTATTGTTCCTGTTACAGAATATCAACCAGCGGGATTAATCTCTGGTTGTGATATTTGTGTAACAGCTAATGAGTGTCCACCTGAATTCTACTATACATTACAAAATTGTTGTACAGAAGAGATTGAAGTAGTTCTTTTACAACCTTTGTATAGTATAGGAGAAACATTACTAATATCATTTACAACAGGTTTTGGTTGCTATGAAGTATTATCTTGGAGTGACACAGGAACAGCTACAGCTACTCCTGTAGATCTTGGAGGAGTATATGAAAATTGTGAACAGTGTACTGCTAATCTTAATCAGAATTTTACTCCATATTGTCCAGGAAAACTTCAATGTTGTAGTGACTATAAAAACCTTACTGAGGCAAATGAGTCTGGATTTATTACTGGTTATAAGTGTGATGGAACTTGGGTTCAAGATTTTGAACTAGCTCCAGGTGCAAGAATATGTATGGCACAAGTTCTTCGTAAGTCAGAATTTGTAACTAAAGTAGATTGTTGTGGATTTGATATTTTAAACCCTAGTTTAACTCAAAGTATGGTAGTATCTTATCAAACTTGTTTAGGAGAGGAAGGGAATCAAGAAATACCACCAAACACTTTATTATCTACTGTTATAGAAACTTGTGTAGAGTGTGTTAGAAGATTAGATGATACTGATAATGACTTTGTATATGTACCTTGTACATAATTAATAATGACAATTAACAACAATAGAAATCATGCAAGAAAAACAAATTTTAAATAGAATTAGTAAAGCTGAACAAAGAATTGTAGATCTTTATAGAAAGCTAACAGGTAGTGGTGGTGGTGGTGGTAACTCTGGATATGATATTTATCAAGTTTTACTTTCTGCCTCTGAGAAATTTCAAACTCAAACAGTAGTAGAAATACAAAATACTTTAGGAGTACCTGTAACTTGGGGGTTTTCATCTGAAAGTCAAATTAAGGCAACTATTCCTGGAGGATGGAATTCAACTATAACTGGAGTTAATGTAGGCCCTTTAAATGATCAAAGTAGAGCTGTAGGTGCTGTTAAAGGGTATGAGGTAAATAAAGAAAGCGGTCTTAGTAATTTAATTATAACTGCTTTAGATGCAGCAGGACAAGCAACTGATGAAGCTTTTAAAACTACTTTAATTACTATCATTGTAAAAAAATAAAATATGGCAGAGTTATTAAAATCAGCAAGGTTAGAATCAAAGAAAAGTTTTACCTTGCCTAAAGGAGCAACTGTAACAAAGAAAAATGTTTCTTTGACAGTAAGAGAAATTGAAAATGGTTATCTATTATCTAAGAGTTATGACATAGAATGGTCTGATTCTAAAGGTAGTAATCACTATGAGTATTTTACTAAAGAATGGTTTAGTGAAACTAATCCAATAGAAATTAACATGCCTGATGAAAAATCATTAGCAGATAAACTAGACTAACAATGGGAAAGTCAATCCAAGAAAGATTAGTAGCTTTAGAGAGAAATCTAAGAGGGTTGTGTTGTAAAGTAGGAGAAGGAACTTCTACTCCAGGACCACAGGGAATACCAGGTCCTCAAGGTATTCAAGGTGTTCAGGGAGAACAAGGAATACAAGGTGAAACAGGTGCTGCTTTGACAGTGTTAGGTTCTTATCCTGACCTTCCTTCATTTTTAGCTGGTGCTGGTGGTAGTCCTGGTCTTCCAGGTACTGCATGGATTATAGAATCAGATGGTTCTTTATATGTATGGCACACACTAACTAATACTTGGGATGATGTAGGTGATTTGCAAGGGCCTCAAGGATTACAAGGTATTCAAGGGGTGCAAGGAGAGCAAGGTCCACAGGGTAATCCTGGACTACAAGGAATACAAGGACTATCAGGTTTTGAATGGGATCCTTCAAGAATAGGTTCAAATGGTTATTTAATTGGTGACATTGTAAATTACTTAGGTAACTATTATATATGTATAGCAAATAATGATGCATTGCTTCCTCCTTTTTCATTAGGAGTTTATTGGAATCCTTATTCCTTTGTAGGACCTATGGGTCCTCAAGGACCTCAAGGTAACCCAGGCCCTTCTATGAGTCTATTTGCTCAAACAGCTAATAGCACTATTGTTACAAATACAACAGCTGAAACAACAATTATTGGTGCAGGTGTAGGAACATTGAGTGTTCCTGCTAATGGATTTACTGTTGGTGATAGTTTTAGAGCTGTTTTTGGTGGTGTTATGAATGCTAATAATAATCAAACTATTAGAATTAGAATGAGAACAGGATCCACTCTTCTTTTAGATAGTGGTGTACAAAGTCTTGGAAGTAGTGTTGTAGATGATGTGTGGAGTTTAAATGTTGATTTTACAATTAGACAAATTGGAGGTACTGGTGTAGCATCTATTGTATCATTAGGTAGTTTTCATTACACAAAAACTAATAATGCTTCTGTTCAAGGATTTGGATTTAATGTGGTGAATAACACAACATTCAATACAACAATTATTAATACATTAGATGTCACTGTAGAATGGGGATCTGCTAGTACAGGTAATAATATATACAGTGATATTTTTATACTAAACAAAACATATTAAATAGACTAAGATGAATCAAAGATTTCAATATGTTACAGTAGATACAATCCTATCTAAGTATCTAAGAGACTTCAGAGGCAATGAGCTTAATGAAGATGATGCTATTGAATGGATAGGAGAAGCTTTAGGGCACATGAAAATGGCTACTCTTTCTGAGGAAGCCATTGCTTTTTTAGAGGTAAAAAACTATCAAGCTGCTTTACCAAATGGATTACACTATATAATTCAAGTAGCAAAGAATAATGCTTGGACACCTACTGAAAAAGTAGTGTGTACTCCTCAAGCTATTATCACAGAATTAGTTCCAGAAACACCTCAAACAGGTTGTGGATGTTCTACTTGTTGTAGTACTCCTGCAAATGATATGGTATTATTGGATTGCCAAGGAGAGTTGATAGCTGATCCTGAAGTAGGTTATTACAGACCTTACTTTGATCTTCAATATGAATACTTGGGTTGGGTTCACTCTAAATCATTTAGAACTAAATTCACCCCGGTAAGGTTGGCTAATCACACTTTTTTTAATACCTTAGTGTGTCAAAATGTAGCCAGTGATGGTCTATACAATAACACTAACTATCTTGCTGATGAGTACAGCATAGTTGAAGACCAACTTAGATTCAGTTTTAAAGAAGGACTTGTAGCTGTGGCTTATCTTAGAACTAAGGTAGATTTAGAAACAGGTTATCCTTTAGTTCCTGATGATGAGTCAGCTAAAGCAGCTATTACTTACTACTTAGGTTGGAAAGTAAAAGAAAGAGAAGCTTGGAATCATAGAGAAGGTGCTATGCAGATTGCACAAGTTGCTGAAGCAAGATGGTTAAAGTATATCAAACAGTTTAGAAACAAAGCCAAGATGCCTTGGGGAACTGATGACTATGAAGACCTTATGGAACAAGGAAATTACCTATTGCCAAGAAACAAAAGATACTATGGTTTCTTTGGTAAATTAGGAAGAGCAGAAGATAGAATCTTTAATGATCCTACCTTCACAAACAAATACAGATACACATCAGGTAACTCAGCTTATATGAGATAATTATGGCTCAAGAAGATAACAACCAAGATAGCAAAAAGACAAACCCTCTAGGAAATATTAATATCAGTGGAGGGTTAAATACTGACTCCTCTTTAGTAACTCAACCTGTAGGAACCACAAGATTTGTGATGACAGGAGTAAATGAAACTAAAGAAGGAGATTATGGTTTTATAGCAAATGAAGAATCTAACCAAGAGTGTTATGATTTTAATGTTGGCACAATATTAGGTCCTGGCTATGTACCAATAGGTAAAGTGTATATTGGGGATGAGAATAGTTTAATATTTTTAGCTAACCCTAATGGAAACTCTGCAGGTATTATTGTAGATAAAGACTGTAATGTAACTGTATCTTTTAGTGATAAAAATCAAACAGAGAAATTTGGTTTTAAAGTAACTGAACAGATTGATGCTACTTTTAGATTAAGAAGAGGTTGTGAAAGAGTTGTCTATTGGATTGACCCAAAACCTAGAATGTTTATTCTTGACAAAGAAGAAGAGTTTAAAGATCCTGTTACAGGAGATTGGGATGTTTCTAAATTTAACTTGTTTAAAACTTACAAGAAGATTCCTGTTGTTGTAGATTTAGAAGTTATTGATGCAGGTGGAGTATTAGCTCCTGGTTCTTATAACTTCTCTTTTCAGTATCTTGATGAAGATTTTAATCCAACAGAATTTGTTACAAGTACTGAGACTATCATGATTTACAATACTCCTTCTACTTCTACTTACAGAGAGAAGAGAGGAGCTACAATGGAAAAGAATGATTCTTATTTAAACTTTGAAGTTAGTAATAAAGCTATAAAAATAGTTTTAGATCCTAACTCTTTAGATACAACTTATCCTTTCTACAGAATAGCTATAACTGAATCTAATGCAGGAGGAGGATTAATTAGTGATACTAAGTTTACTTCTGAAATTTCTACAAAGAACACCACCTTTTATTATACAGGACTTAACTATGAAAGTTCAGGTAGTCAAGCTGAAGTAACTATGTTTAACAACATAATTGAAAAAGCTCAAAGCATAGAACAGATTGAAAATAGATTAGTATTAGGAAATATAGAAGGAAAGCAAATTAATTACTGTAAACTTCAAAAGTATGCAAGTAAAATTAATGCTGATGTAATTACTAAAACAATTACTGTTACTGAAGCTGACTCAGGTAATGCTAAAGATCCTTCTGCCCATTTTAATGGTATAGGTTATATGCCAGGGGAGATTTATTCTTTTGGTATTGTGTATATCTTTGAAGACAACTCTGTTTCTCCTGTGTATCATATCCCAGGTAAACCTGCTTCTCTTCCTGTAAATCACATGTTTACAGCAGGACCTACTATTTATCCTATGAGTAATATTAATAATGCTTGTACTGATACAAGATATATTGATAATAATACTTGTGGTGAAGATAGTTACTGGGGAGAAGATTCTCAAGGAAATTCATTATCTAATGATGCTGTTAGGCATCATAGGTTTCCTTTAAGAACTGACTATAACATTCCTTTTGTTACAAAAGTACCCACTAGTGTAGCTACTAATTTTGTTAAAACACTTATTATTTCTGTGACTAAAGCAGGAGCAATTTGTCCTGCAATTTGTTCTTCAACTGCTCCTAGTAGTTGTAGTGACACTTTAGCAAACTTTGGAGATCCTGTAAATAGAGGTCCATATACTTTTGATATAAATTTTACTGAAGATTTAGCACCAGGTGTTATTACTACTACTATTGACCCTTATGTATGGAAAGTAGCAGTAGGAGATAATGTTACACATAATGTTAGTTATGATGCTCAATCAGGAGTATTATATGGAACTTCAGTTTTAATCACAAGTATTGTAGAAAATTTTGAATACCCTACCCCACCTACTACAGTAACTTTAACAGGACCTACTTTAGATCCTATTACTGGTTTTTATTATTATACAGGAAATTCTCCTGACTCAGATATGACCTATAAGATTACTATAGCTATTGGTACACAAGATTTTGAAACTCCTTTATATACTGCTGAAATTTTTGGTATAAATTTTTCTAATATCCATAAACCTTCTTTAGCAGATACTAATGGACAAGAAATAACTGGTTATTATATTGTTAGACATGAAAGAAAAGAATCAGACAGAACTATTGTTGATAGTGCTGTTTTGACTTCAACTACTAAAGAAAAAAACTTTGTAGCTCAAGGTCTTTTATTTCCTCAATATGCTACTCCTGGAGAACAGACTGCAAGAATTAAAAAAGATACTGTAGGGTTAATTTATCCAGAACATAAATTTAATAATAGAAAGTACTCTACTTTTAGTAGGATTATCCAACAAGGAAAGTTTGCTAAAGTAAAAACTATAGTAAGTAGAAGTAAAACTAGAGATGTTGCTGATGGTTCCGGGTATGTATCAGGTAAACATAAATCAGGAGAAAGTGATGATGATGGATTTACTTTACAGATTAAAACTAGAGATAACATTACTAAATTTACAGGTACACCTAATGGGTTTACTTTAGATAATACTAATATAAAAGAGTTGTATTATTTATCTGCTTTAGAAGATAAGTTAACTCAAGACAGTGTTGATTTTGGAATTGATGTCTTTAACTTAGCTTGTGATAATAAAGTAGGTATCATTCACTTAAAACAAGATTATACTTTTGGTACTGTTTCTAGTTTACCTTATGTGTATTTATGTAGAGATATAGTAGAACCTTACTCTAATTTTAGATTAGACCCATATTACAAAGAAAGTAGAAACCCTGAGACTTTTAGTCCTATAACTAATTCTTCTACTACAGCTATTTGGAATGGAGATAGTTATATTAGTTCTATAAGATATGTAAACAGTGTTTACTTTGATACTAGAATGAAAAAAAGAGCAGGTAAGACTTCTGTTTGGAATTATATTATTGCTTTTGTACTTGTAGTAATAGCTGTAGTAATAGCTGTATTTACTTGGGGAGCAGGAACAGCAGGTTCTATAGCTTTAATAGGATTAGCAGCAGGTCTTGTAGGTGTTGCTACTACTCTAGTTCTTTCAGGTATAAAACAAGATGCTTGGAACAAAGCATATAACATTTTATACAATCAAGGATTAAGAGTAACTATTACTGACTCTTATATGCAAGATGACACAGACCCTGTTTCAGGATATGCAAGAGGATTTAGAAAAAATCCTGAAGATGATGAAATACAATGGTTAGGAGATTGTGCTAATCTTTGGTTTGAGTCTTCAGTTAATATGGGTCTAAGACATGGTGCCACTGACAATACTCCAGACTTTTTAAATGCTCCTGGTTTAATTGAATCAGGAACAACTGTAGTAGAAGGAGAACATGAGTATTTTGGTATCTATTCTCAAAACATTAGTGAGATAGCACCAACTAATGCTCTTGATTTCCACATGCTTAAAAAACTAACTTATCTAGATGCAAATAGAAAAGGAGGTAGAGCTTACATTGGTTTAGCTGCTGCTGAAATTTATCTTTTGAATCCTGACTATACAAGAAGAAATAAACAAAAAATGTATAACCACTTAGGGTTAGAATATGATTGTTGTTCAGATTGTGTAGAAACTTTTCCTCATAGATTTCACTGGTCAGAACAAGCTTTTCAAGAAGAAGTTACTGATAACTTTAGAATGTTCTTACCTAATAACTATAAAGATCTTGAAGCTGAGACAGGTGAGGTTACTGACATTTACAGGATTCAAAATAATTTATATATCCATACTGAAGAAGGTCTTTGGCATTGCCCTCAAACTTTCCAGGAAAGGGTTACATCTGACATTATATCTTTTATTGGAACAGGAGAATACTTTTCTATTCCTCCTAGAAAGATTGTAGATGATAATAACTCTTCTGCAGGTAATATACATAAGTGGGCAAGAACTAAAACTAAGTTTGGAGTTCTTTTCCCATCTTGGAAAGAAAAGAAATGGTATTTATTTGATGGTCAAAACCTTAAACCTATTAGTGATAATGGTAATAGTAACTACTTTAAAACTCACATGGATTTTATAGTAGCACAACAATACTATTCAGCTAATTTTAGGAATTACCCATACTTAAATAACCCTTCTAATCCTATAGGAGTAGGGTTCTTATCTACTTATGATACTAATAAAGAAAGACTTATTGTAACTAAGAAAGACCTTAAGATTACTAACTTACCTACACAAAGTTATGAGATTTGTACTGAAGGGGGTCAAGTAATTATCTTTCCTAATATGGCTCAAGTAATAGCAGATAGACTTGCTGATGGTTGGAACTATGTAGGTATAGAAGATTGTAAGATGAAGTTTGAAAGAACTACTTATGAGACAGTAACTACTACTGCTAATCAATATACTTCTATTGCTAATGATATGGATATTTGGGCATTCTTTGATACTTCAGGTTCTTTCTCAGGTCCAGATTTAGCTCAAATAGATGCTAGTTTAGATGCTTGGATTCTTAATGATTTAGATCCTACACCTTGGGCAGGTAATGTTTATAAAGTAAATACAAATACAGAAAAATGGTTAGATTTTCCTAATCAAATACCTCTAGCAGACAGAGGTAAAGTTCTTCTTATTTCATTTGTAAATGAGGCTGAAGATTGGCCTGGGAATCCTTATCATGGAGGAGGGTTAAATTTTGCAGGTCAACCTACTTCCACTTATATAACTCACTATAATGCTTTTACTGGTGCAGGTGGTGTGTATTCTACCTTTACTAAATTTATAGGTATAAATTATCCTATTGCTACAGTAGCTACTTCTAAAGCTTTTATACTTCACTCTTTAGCTGCTATTAAAGGATATGATTATAATATTGATGAAGTAAATGATTTAGTTGTAAATAATTATTTTTCTACAGCAGAGTGGACTTCTTTAAAATCTCAGTTGTTAAATAATCCTTATAAAACTTTATTAGCTCCTAATGGAGAACCTGGACTAGAACAATGGGGTTGGATTGTAAAACCTGACAGAAGTAATGCAGGTAGTCCTGCTAGTGCTAATTGTCCTGCTAGTACATTGATTATTTCTCCTTGTCAGTTTGCTGAAGATATGAATGCAATTCTTGCTTCTCTAGTAGAAGTAATTGAAGTAGAAGTAACTAATGAATATCCTGTAATTGAAATTGAATATGAAGAAGGAGAAGTGTTTGTACCTCAAACTTTAAATAATGGTTACACTATGTCTTACTCTTTAAAAAGAGAAGAGTGGGTAGGATGGCATCCATATATTCCTAGTTTCTATATGCATGTTCAAGAGAAGTTTTATTCTTGGCCACAAGGTTCTAGATACTTATGGAAACATAATAGACCTAACCACTATCAAACTTTCTATGGTACTTACTATCCTTTTATAGTAGAGTATGTAGATAACCCAAGTCCAATAACAACTAAGATATGGGATAGTTTAATCTTGCAAACAGAAGCTAAAAAATTTAGTACTGTACATGAAGAATACATAGATCAAAGATTTGTAACTTTTAATAAAGCTTTGTTTTATAATACAGAACAAATAAGTGGTGTTATTACTTTGGTGCCTAAGCAAGATAGTAGTCTAACTTATCTTTCTCAGCAAACTAGTAATGCACCTGGAACAATGACTATTGATAGAAATGAAAGAGATTGGAGTCTTAACTCTTTAAGAGATATAAGAGTAAACACTACTATCCCTATGTTTTTAAAAGATCTTTCTTCTGTACAAAGTAATTACTACATAGATAAAGTAGTTAATCCTACTGCTATTAATTACAATAAGAGTTGGTCTGAATTAGAAAGTTTCAGAGATAAGTTCTTGGTAGTAAGGTTAATATTTGATAACTTTGCTGATACAAGATTAATCTTTAACTTTTCAGCTTTACAGAAAGAGCAATCAGAAAGATAAGCTTAACCTTTAATAAATTAAAGCAAGATGTTACCACCTAAAAAATCTAACAAGAAACCTTCACCGGCTAAGAAGTACAAGACTTCTCAGTCAGAAGTGGATTGGGATTTAGTTAGAAACATTAATGATAACCCTGCAGTTCAAGCAGCAAAAATGTTTGATCCTACAGGGATTAGTTCTTATCCTGATGTTTACTATGCAGCTAAAGATTTAGCTGAAGGTAAAGGTTCTTGGGCAGAATTAGGTATTAATGTTCTTGGAGCTTTGCCTATGGTAGGTAAAGCTAAGGTAGCTTTTAGGTTAGCTAAAGCTGGTAAAGGAAGTAAGACTGTCAAGGCTACCCAAAAAGTTATGAAGACAGTAGAAAAAGTTGCTCAAAAAAGTAACAAGATTGTAAATGCTCCTATAAATAAAATAAAACCTTTAGCTAATTCTACTAAGGTAGTTCCAAAAGTAATTGGAAAAACTGCAGAAAAGACAGAACAATTAGCAAAAGCTATGGGAAAACCTTTAACACCTAAAGGACAAACTGTTACTTCAAAACAAATAACTAAATCTGATGTAAAAAATGTGGCTGTAGATTTACTAGATATATCTAATGTTGCTGCTGATGTAAGTAATACTGTGACTGCTACTACTAAAAAAGTAAAAGAAGTTCAAGATAAAAAAGAAGCTGAAAGTTACCAACCTGTGCCTAAAAAAGTAGTTTACTACAATACAGATCCTAAAAGAGGAGAAGTAGAAAAGCCTGGTACAGATTCTAATGTTACTTATACTCCTGTAACTAACTCTGTCCAACTTAAAAAATGGAAAGAACAAAAGTTAGCTTTTGGAACAGGAAAAGAAGGTATAGAAGACCCTCCTACTAGACTTACTTTTGAAAATGAGTTAATGTCTAAAGTTATTACTGAAAGGAATAAAGATAAAAACTTTGTACAAAGAGCTTTAAATCCTTCTGATTATCCTGCAATAATAAATGAAGATGGTTCAGAGACAACTCATTTAATGGGATTATCTATAGATCAAGAAGGAAACCCTTATATAATGCCAACAGTTATTCAAAATAATTTAGGTCTTTTACAAAAATTACCTGATGAAGATACTGCTGTAGAATATGCAAAAAAAACTGGAGAAGGAATAGCAATACCTGATATCCAATTAGCTAACTACTATACTCAGAATGGTTTAATAAAACATGGTTATGGTACTAACTCTCAAGGAATTATGAAAACAAAAATGAACCCTAGAAAAAGATATGCTAATGGCTCTGATGCCAAAGGTGTAAATCCTAATAATTATATACTTAGTCCTGCAGAAGCAGTTAATGATTATAATATTATGTTAGCTAAGGCTGAAGCTAAAGCTATAAGTAACCCTTGGTTACCTGTAGTAAGTATAGTAGGAGGTCTTGCTCAAAGTGCTTTAAGTTTAGGAAAAGCAAAATCTGCTGGAGGGGGAGACACAGGAGGAGATGGATCAGGTATTGATGCTTCTAATGATTTAGTAGGTGCTGTAGCAGCTAATGGTATGAATAATGTTCAAGCTGATGTAGAAGTTGAAGGTGGAGAAATGTATGAAACTCCTCAAGGACAAGTAGGAGAGTTTCAAGGGCCTACTCATGAAGAAGGAGGTATTCCATTAGAAGTAGGGCAAGATGTAGAAGAAGGAACTAAAGTTTATTCAGATAGACTTAAAGTAGGTAAGAAGACTCTTGCTGAAAGAAAAGCAACAAGAGAAAGACAAGTTGCTAATCTTGAAAAAATTGCTTCTGATAATTTAGCTGACCAAGCTGTAAAGAATGCAGCTAAAAGAAAAATGCAAGCTATTGAAAAAGAAGAAGCTGCTGACTTAGACTTTCAAGAAAAAGTAAACAATATGCAAAAAATGGCTGATACTATGGTAGAAGCTTTTGCTTGTGGTACAGGAATGAAAGGTATTCAAAAATATCCTTTTGGAACACCTCCATTTGGAATTAAAAAGAATCCTTACGCAGACCCTGCAAATTATGATACTAACACTATTAAAAACTTACATGATGCTTTAGGTATTGCTCCTACTGAAAAGGGTTATGGAACTGCTGTAGGGCCTAAAACATTAAAAGCTTATCAAGACTTTGCAACAAAGTACATGCAAGGACAAGGTTATCCAACTGCTAAGCCAAGTGATTTTTCTGATATTAGTAGATTTTATAAGAATGGTAAAGTAAATCTTCCTAATCAAGGAGAAGCACAAGCTTTAGGATTAACTGTGGAAGGAAATAAATACATAGGGCCTGACTCTAATTTTTATTCAGATATGGGCAAAAATGTCTCTGCTGATTTAGGTGTTCCAGAAATTACTCCAGAAAGTATGTTTCAAAATTATCAAGAAGCCACTAAAGTAGATCCTTTTGCTATGACTGCAGGAGAAGATTGGGCAAAAGCAAATCCTCTTCCTGAAGGAGTAGAAGCTCCTATGCCTGATAGTATAGAGTTTACTCCTAAGTATGCAACTGCAGAAACAACTACTGCAGATGCCGCAGATAAAAAAGGAACAAGTAAGTTTATGGGAGCTTTAGGAAAAGTAGGAGAAAGTGGTTTATTTGAACCTGGTAATATGACAAAACTTATTGGTAACTACTTAGGTATGACTGCAGGTATTAAAACTGCTGCTGAACAAAGAAGTACTGATGTTACTCACAGAAATGAGTTTATTAATGCTGGAAAAGAATCTCAAAAACTTCTTGACAATGCTAAACAAGGGATTGAAATAAGTAAGGCTCAAGCTATAGTTAAAGCCACTGATGTAGGAAGAGGAGGTAAAAGAGGAGGAAGAAATTCAGCTAGAGGAGTAAACCAAATGAGAGCTATGGACTGGCTTTATGATACTGCTCTTCAAACTCAGATTGCAGATATTAGTGCTAAAGCTGCAGAACAAATTTCAGGTATTGATATACAAAAATCAAGTGTAGCTCTTAGTGCAGATCAACTTAGAGGAGAAGGACAAGTTAAAGCTAACATGGCTAATGAAGCTGCTAAAGATGCTTACTACACTGCTTTAGGTAAAGGAAGAAATCAATTTGCTGAAGGGTTAATGCAAACAGGTAAAGACTTAAATGATATGAAAGAAAACAAAATCATTGAAGGTTTAATGCAACAATATGGTACTTACTTTACTGGAGGTAAATCTGGAATTAAAGCTAAATCTTTTGAAGAAATTACAGGTGGAGATTCTACTAAAAATAGTACTGGAAATTCTTCTAAAAGTAGTACTAACTCTAACACAAATGACTTATCAGCATTTTTAAAAAGTATGAATTTAACTCCAGACAATAAAGGTTATGTAACATTACCTGATGGTACAAAAATATTAGAAAAAGATCTTTTAAAAAAATTTTCAAATAAATAATCATGGGACAGTTTTATAAAGGTGCAGATATATCATTTTTAGATAATGCAATGTTTAAATTGCCTTATGAATTAATGGGGAAAGTTATTGATAAAAAAGATAAAGAGGTTCAAGATACTATTGATACAACTGTAGCCTTAAATTCTCTTTTACAAGCAAAAGGATTAAAAGTAGATGACCCTAGACTTCAAGAAATCATAGGAGGTTACACAGGCAAGATAGATGATCTTACTAAGAGTATCTATGGAGATGTGGGTAATGCCATGACTTATATGCCTAAAGTTAATGAACTTAAAAGACAAATCACTAGTGATTGGAAAACAGGAGAAGTTTCTAAGATTGAAGGTAATCTTGCTTTGTACAATGCTTGGGAAGAAGAGCAAAAGAAAAAATTAGAAAAAGAAGGTAAAAATATAAGTGAAGACCAATGGGCATTACTTAAAGCTAAAAAATTAAAAGATTTTACCGGCACAGATTATAAAAATTCTTTGACTTATAACACTTTTGAAGGAGAAGCTTTATTAGGAGCTACTCCTGAAATGGATTTCATTGATGGAATTTTTAAAGAAAAAGTAGGAAATCTAAAAAGTGTATCTTGGGATAATGAAAATGGAAACTGGAGAATTCAAGGAGAAAGAGGTACAGCAGGTTTTACAGATAAAGAATTGAGAGATGCTTATAAAGCTGCAGTTATAGCAGATCCAGAAAGACTAAAAGCTTTAATGCAAAAAAATCAACTAGGAGTGCCAGGTTACCAAGCTCCTTTATTTGATAACAAAGGTCAAATTCTTATTGATTCTAATCAACCTAATGTTTTTTATAATGGTTTAAAATTAGCAGAAGAAAAATATGGTTTAACTGATGTTAAAAAAGCAGACAGTAAAACTTTAAGTTACACAGGACAAAAAGAAGTGGACTATGGTATTAAACAAAGAGATGAAGAACCTGTAGTAGGATTTAACTTTGCAGATACTGAAAAGCATGATTTGACTTATGATTTTAAAACTTATGCTCAAACTAAGGCTGATATTATTGCTCAGAAGAATAACATCTTTACAACTGTTGCTAATAAATTAAATCTTAAAGGAGAAGCAAGACAAAAACTTGCAGCTCAAATGGGTAGAGGAGATTACTCTGCTTTAAGGGGTATTTATGATGCTGACACTTACATTGAACAATTTAAAGATTTAAGAGCTAAACAAGTTTTACAAGAAGCTGTAGAAGCTGATTTTACAGCTTGGAAAGCTAAACAACCTAAAAATGCCAAAGGAGAAGTAATTATTACTGTTGTTGGTAAAGATGGTAAGGTAACTAAACAAGCAGTAAATCCTAAAGATGCTCAAGGTCAAGAAGTTATGTTTAACAGATTCTCTTCTCAACCTGGATTTGTTAAGGAAAGAATTGATGATTACAGTGCTGATAATACTGAAGCTGGCCTTGATGCTAAAACTACCAAAGCTATTGGAAAGACTCTTAATTCTTTAAAAGGTACTTTGTCTATTAGTTTACATACAGCTAAAGATCAAGCAACTGTATTTAAAAATCAAGATGGAGAAAATGTTAGATTAGTCACTCCTAAAAATGTAGCAGGATTAAAAGTAAGTAGTCATGCCAAAGTAAATGGTTACACTGTTTATGAAGATGCAGCAGGTAATTTTGTAATTCCTGCATTAAGTCCTGAAGGAAAAATTCAAGCTCAAAACTTGATTAACTTAGGTCTAGGACAAGGATTAGAATATTCTGCAGGTGCAGAAGGAGATGATGAAGGAGATGGAGAAGAACCTGCAAGCACTACTATTACTGGTATGGTAATAAATGGTAAAAAAGAAAACTTAACTTTCCATTCTGCAGAAGCTAGACTTGTAGATAAGAATGTAGGTGGTAAACCTGTATTTGCTATACCTGTTAAAGGAGGTAACTTTAGTGTTGTAGCTACTGTAGATGCTAATACTATTCAAGAAAAGCATGTTCAAGATTGGATAAATAGTCCTACTAGAATTGCTAATGCTAAATATGTAGATTGGAAAAAATCTGTACCTCCTACTTTACCAGCAACTACTAATAGACAAGCAGGTTATACTATTGGTAAAAGTCAAAAATTAGGTTGGTATGTAGTTACTAAATCAGGTAAGCAAATTAGTGCTGCAGCTGCAGGAAAAACAGAAGCAGCTTTAGAAAAACTCTACTATGATGCAGTAAGGAATTAGTTTTTTCCTTAAGTTTGTATATTAATTTTAATTTCACTCATAATGGGACTGAATCCTAAAAACCCAATTAGAACAGGTAAAAAAAATACTATTGATCCTTTTAGTGAAGCTGCTATACAAGCTGCTGCAGATAAGACAACTATAGGCCAATCCCTAAAAGGAACTTCTCTTGAAAATGAAGGAGACATTGCTACTCAAAGTATAGAAACTGATCAATTACAAAAGGTAGGAGGTGAAGGTGCTCAATCTATAGAAGCTAGTTATCTATCTAGTGCAAGTGATATTACTTCTCAAAGACAAAGTAATCAAACTGCAATAGCTCAATTTGAAGCTAAACAAGCTGCTCTTAAAGCTGCTAAGTTAGAAGCTATTGAAAAGAATGAGATTACTAAAGGAATGAAAGAAGTCATTCAAACTAAACAAGGTTTGAATGAAGAACAAGCTAATGAAAAAGTTTTAAAGTTTGCTAATGCTCAAGAAGAATTAGATAAACTTGAAAATAAAACTTTATGGGAAAGAACTAAAAGTTTTTTAGGAAGTTTTGTCCCTCTTGGTCCTGGTTTAGGACCTAATCCAGGGTTAATTAAAATGGCCACTGAAAATCTTTTTACTAATGGTATGACAGCCAAAGAAGAAAAAAGATATAATGAACTTCAGGCTTATAAGAAAAAAGAAATAGAACCTGTATTGGCTCCGGTTTCTGATAGAATAAACAAGCAAAGAGAAGCAGCTTTACTTAAAGCTGATGAACTTAGAAGAAAGAAATTAGAAGAAGATGCTCAACCTATGTTAGGTCCTGATGGTAGAGTAGGACCAAGAGCAGGAGTAAAAGGAGCACTAGGTTATATTGAAAACACTACAGAAGATAATTATTCTCCTTATGCAGAAGAGAATTACTGGAGAGTTGTAGCCAGTAAGTATGAAGATATGCAAGAGAAAATATCTGATTACAGAACTGGCAATACAGATTTTTTTGCAGGTCTTTCTACTACAAGTAAAGATGTTTTTTCAGGAGGGTTAAAACCTTTGTGGAATGACATGAGAGCAAAAGAAATAGTTGATAAAAAAGAAAGAATCTATGCTGCTGAAAAGAAGGGGCAAATACCTACTGAATCATTAAGTGATGCAGAAAATGCTGTATTAGAAGCTTATGGATTAGAAAATCAAGTGCAACAATTAAAATTGCATGAAAATAATTTAGGGTATAACCTTGGAGAAGGGGTAGGAGGATCTATTGGTTTTATGGCTCAAATGCTGTTAACTAGAGGAGCTGGTAGTGTTGCAAAACAAGGAGTTAGTTCTTTTATTAGACAAGGTATAAAACAAGATGTTAAACTAGGACTTAGAAGTTTACTAAAAGAAAATCTTAAAAAAGGAACTTTAAAATCTCTTGCTCAAACAGGTACAGAAATAGGGATAAGAAGTACAGCAGCAACTGCAGGTATCTTAGCTCAAGCTCCTTTATCTCCTTTCTTTTATAAAGCTTATGCTTCAGACCAAGTAGGTCAAGTAGAAATAGTAAAAGACAAAAATGGAGTAGAGAAAATTCTTGTAGGTCAAGAATTGTATGATGAAAAATCTGAACACTACAAAGAACAAATTGGTGCTTTAGACCAACTTATTGAAAGAGAAAAAGATCCTGCTAAAAAAGAAGAGTTTGAATCTAAAAGATTAGGTTTACAAGCAGAGTGGGACTCTATGATACCTAAGAGTGAAGCTAGTTCTTTAATGCATGCTACAGGAGAATACTTTAAAGAAGCTTTTTCTGAAGCTTATGCTGGTAGAGGATTAGGTGCTACTATGAAACAGACTGGTAAAGGTCTTAGATATGTAACTAGCAAATCTCCTTTCTTAACAAAAGTTGCAGATAACATTGGAGTAGCAGGTGAAATAGTAGGAAAAATTAATTCACCTTTTAGAAAAATAAACAATGCTGTCAATAATTTAACTTTAGGTAGGATAAGTGCTTCTCAAATAGGACAAAAAGCTGAAGGAGGATTAATTCAATCTATTCCTGAAGAAACTTTTGAAGAAATTTTTGTACAAGCTGTGCCTTCTTTAGGGAGAACTTCAGCAGAGAATAAAGTACAAAGAGAAGAGTTAGGTAAGATGAGTTTTTACAGAGATGTAATGGCTCAAACTGCTATTATGGGATTAGGTTTTGGTTTTGTAGGTAAAGTTGCTTCTGCTAGAGCTTATAGAAAAGATAATACAGACTACAAAAAACTATTGAAATCTTTAAGTTTAACAGATGATGAGCAAAAAGCTTTAGGTTATACTACAGGAAACAAGTTAGCTAGTCCTAAAGATTATAGAAGACTAAGTGCTAAGTTTAGAGAAGCTGGTAATGATGTTGTAGCAGATCAGTTAGAGCAAAGAATGTTTATTAATATGGCTCAACAAGCAGCTAGATTAGGTAAAATGGATTCTTATAAAGAATCTATAGCTAATCTTCAAACTAGAAAAGATATTCCCCCTAGTTTTATAATGAATGCTGTTGCTATTAGTAATCAAGTAGATGCTATTAATGAAGCATACCAAAATCATTCTGAAAAAGAAAACTTCAATGAAATATTAGATGCTACTGTTTATCAAGGTCTTCATGAAGATAACCTTAAAAAACTTGAAGCTGCTACTCCTCAATTACAGGAACAAGCTAGAGCTGCTATTGAAGACTATAAAGCTAGAACAGGAAAATCTTTTGATTACTCTATTGAGACTCTTATGACTAAAGAGTTTCAAACTGAAGAAGAACAAGAACAATACAAACAAGTTATTGGAGAACTTTTAAATGAAGAAACAGGAAGTCTTGCTGTACAAAATCTTATTGGAAACATAGAGATGAAAAGAGCAGCTAGAGTTGCTATTTCAGAAAGTAAACAAAAGTTAGATGAATCTTTGTCTCCAAAAAGACAAGAGAGATTAGATGCTAAAAGAGTTCTAAGAGAAGAGTATGAATTATTAGAGAAAGATTTAGAGAGTGGAGAGATAGTTTTGCCTGGTGTAGATTTAGAATTCAATTATAATAATGAACTTCAGAAAGGAAGTTTAGCTTCAGTTAATGTAGCTGAAGCCATTATAAAACACATTGAAGATACTTATGGAGATATGGTATCTAAAGAAGACTTGCAAGAGTTAAAGATTCAAAAAATAGAGAAAGCTAAATCATTAAGACAAAATGCAATGTCTGAATTGCTAGTAGCTCAAGCTCAAAAAATCCAAGATTCACAAGAAGTAACTTCTCCCAATGCTACACAACCTGCAGACCCCTTTGCTAGTCCTGATGTAGTTACAGACCAGGATAAATATGAAGATGATACTGAAAATCCAGTTAATGCTGCTAATGAAGATCCTACTTTAGATGCTGTATTTGGTATGGCTCAACAAGGATTTCAAGCTGATCCTCAAGTTGATCCTCAAGTAACAGCTCCTGTAGTTCCTGTAGTTACTATGACTGCTGATGAACAAAAACAAAAAATAGAAGCTGAAAAACAAGAAGAGTTAAATGGTTACTCAGTTCAAACTAGAATGATAGATGCAGCTTTTCAAGCTAATGCAAAAGAGTTTAAAAAAGTACCTTCTGCTTCTAGAACAGAATATGATTATCCAAAAGAAATAACTCATAATGGAGTTGTGTATAAACTTGGACCTCTTATTAATGACCACTTTACTGTTACTAATACTCAAACAGGATTTGAAACAAAACATACTTATGCAGCTATCTATAATATAACTGACCCTAAGTCTACTCAATACAAAGATAGACAAGCAGAGTTAGACAAAGAACTTGCAAAAGTTGAAGCAAAATATCAAGAAAAGTTAAACCAAGTAGTAATTCCTATAAGCAATTCTACTTCTTCTGTAAATGCTGCAGGTTCAATACAAATGGACCAAGATGGTTTTGTATTTGATGGAGATCCTATGCTTGGTAAAAGTTATCCTCCTGAATTTATTGCAGAGATGGAAGCTTTGATGGAAGCTAGTACTCAACTTTATGAAGAGTCTACAGGTAACAGAATTACTTTCAAAGAAATCTTTGAGCATTATAAGAGCAAAGGTATTCAAGAAACTATGAAGAAAAACTTTGGAGCTATGTCTTCTGCTTGGATTAATCTTAATGCTAAGCATGGAGATAAAATGTACCCAATGGAAAACTTTTTAGAAACTTTTAATAGTATCTACACTCCTAAAGGAATTTTTGATGTTTTTGATATTGATCCACAACCTAGACAAGTTCCTGTTAACACAGGTCCTGTAATGCCTACAACTCATCCTGATATTGAAGTAAGAGAAGAGAATGAAAAAATTGCTCAAGCAAGTCTAGTTTCTACAACACTTATAGGACAAGATGAATCTAATAGAGAAGTAACTGTACAGACACCAGAAATCACTGTTGATGGTCAAAGAACTTCTAATGTACAACCTAAGATAGGTTATTCTTCTTTAGAGTATTCTGAAGTAAATGAAGATGGAGTTTACAGAAAAGTAAGTATTCCTATTTTAAATCCTTTAAAATCTAATGGAGTAGATATTACTCCTCTGTTAGATCCTAATGGTTTACAGACAGGAGACACTCTTTCTATAGAAGTAGCTGCAGAAAAAGAATGGCCTACTATTACTGTATCTAATGGCAGAGATGCTAAAGGAATAAAACAACTTACTACTTTTGATAAGTGGGTAAAAGAAAGACAAGATAAAGATCCTAACTTTAGAAATACAGCAGAGTTTCAAAATAAATTACCAATCTATTATGTTTCTGCAGGTAAAAGAGTAGGATCAGTAAATGATACTGATTGGTATGATGGGTATAATGTAGAAGATCCTACTGGCACTAACATTAATCCTCACAGACCAGGAGGAGAATGGGCAGCTATTATTGCTGCAGGAAAACAAAGTACTCAAGCATTAAGAAGTAATATTCTAAATGGAGGATTAAAACAAGTTACTATAAAAAGATCTCCAAGTTCTGTATATCAAACAGTTAATGAGGGAGAACTTGTTACTATAGCTGATAATAACCCTACTAGTATTCTAGCAGTACAAGTTGGAGAAGGTATTACTGTAGGTAATAGAGAACCTTTTACAGATGGTATAATCTTAAATGAAGAAATCTTTAAAGAAAGGATTGTAGATAAAGGTAAAAATAAATTAAGATATGAAGGTAACACTTGGGAAATAAGAAGAGAAGGCAAAAAACAAATGCCTAATGGAGAATGGGTTAATACTTATAAAGCATACCATGTATCAAGAAGAGTCACTGAAGAACAATTAGAAACTGTTAAGTGGGCCCTGGGTGCCAATGCAGTACTAAGTAATTCTTATCTTTCTGGCAGTACTACTTGGACTTCTTTGACTAAAGGTCAGGCTGAAGATATGAAAGAGCAAATATTAAACAGCACTGGCCTAGATATTTCTTTGCCTAATGAGTTGTTAATGTTTGTAGAAAGTTACTTGCAACTTAAAGATAAACCTTTAAGAGGAGCTACCAAAGAAAATGGTAAACCCTACACTACTTACATGTATTACCAAGATCAATTATTAAAAAATAATCTAGGTATAGATTCTGAAGGAGTAGAGTTTGTTCAGCACACTAAACAAGAACTTCTAAACAAAAGAAATTACAATACTGCAGTTCACATTATTGATGGACAAGTACAACCTTTGAATATGTCATACTCTGATTATTTAAAAAGTACTTTAAAAACTGATATTCTTTCTTTTAATATTGGAACTGAAGAAAAACCTATCTATGTTACTAGTATTCAACCAATTATAAATGTTTCTTATACTGCTGTTGAGATGGGGGTTCCTGTTACAGAAGCTGAGACTGTAATTGATAATGCTATTGAAAGTGCTCAAGAGCAAGTTCAAAGTGTAAATTATGAAGAGCAATATAAATTTGCTGCTACTTTAGGTCTTGATATAGATTCTTATATAGAATTTGAAGATGGAGAAGCTATGATTTCTAATAACTTAGCTCCTATTCAAAGTTTAGTCACTTCTATTGCAGGATTAACTACACCTCAAGAACATGATGTAAGACAGTATGTTACTCAAGCTATTGCTGAGTATAAACAATATGTTGATGAAGAAGGCAGAGTTTTAAAAAGAAGCAAAAGACAAATACAACTAGAGGCTAAAAATAAGGTATTAGAAAAACTAACCAAAGCAAAAGAAGCCCTAGAAGCAAATCTTGCTATCATTAAGAGTACTGGTGCAGACACTGCAGAAAAAAGAGCTTTTGAGAAAGCTTATACAGATGCTTTGACTAATATTCAATCTATTGAGACTGAATTCAATACTGTATTTGATAGAGCTTTAGAAGATTTTGAGAAGAGTTCTAAAACAGAAATTGAAGAAGAAGAAGTAGAAGATGCTTTAAATGAAAAGAATTATAATAAAGACTCTGTTGAAGAAAACAGTAAGTTAAGTGTAGGTACTATTCTTAAGAATTTCTTGCATGGTGTAGTCAAAAGAGATAGTAAAGGTATTCCTCAAACTGGTTACTTAAGTTTAGATAAGTACTATACTTTCAATGAAATCTTTAATGAGTTAACTAAAATTCTATCTATTGGTTCTGACTTACCTTCAAGTTATGAAGCTTTGATTAACAAGCTTGAAACAGCTTCTAAAGAAGGAGTACCTTTTGCTAAAGATGTACTTCTAAAATTAGAAGGAGCTGACAATCAAATTAGAAATCAGTTCTTGTATACTTTTGTAAAACATAGTATGAGTTCTTACTTTACTATGTATCAAGAAGCTGGTAATGTTACAGAGATGAAATCTTTTGAAGCTAATGCTAATGAAGCTACTAGAGTTATTGAGAACAAATGGAAAAATAATAATAGAACTTCTGAGTTATACAACAGAAATTTATCTTTAAACAAAGCAGTTGCTGAAGATTTAATAGCTACTTACAATAATTGGATAGCTACTGGAACTAGTACACCTGAAGATCACAAAGCTTGGTTATCTAAATTAGGAATAAACTTTACAGATGCTGCTTGGGAAAAGATAGTAGCTGAAGGTATTAAAGACAAAGGTTATACTTATGACAACTTACTTTATGATGATAGCAAAGGTATCTTTTTACCTATTGTTAAATTTTTAAATACAGCTGTTGCCACTCCTCAAAACTATTCTTATTCAGAAGACAAGAGTATATTTAAAGATTTGTCTGCTATGTTTAAATCTGTAGCTAAAATTGAAGCTACTTACAATA